ACCGCGCGCCGAGACCATCGCGCGCTGGGATCACCCGGAGGAGCTTGTCGCCGGCGGCGGTGTCGACCTCCAGCCGCGTCGGCTTCGGAGTGTCCAGCGGCCAGACGATCCCGGTGCAGGCCACGACCGTCGTGTCAGGCTCACCAGGACGGGTCACGGTCTCGCCCGGCTGGGGCAGCTCGGCCCGGCGCTCCGCCGGCGTCAGCTCGGTCATCGCTCGTCCTCCCAGAGTGTCAGCCGGTCGTCCGGCTCCACGTCGTCAACGTCCGCGAACTGGTCGTAGCCGGCCCACTTGACCAGCACCCGGTCGCGGCCGTCGCTGGTCCGGAAGGGCGCCCAGAGGATCGTCCCTTCGCGGCCGCTCCGGTCCACGACCCGGGTGCCTGGAGTCAGCTCGCCCACAGGTCAAGCTGGCGGTAGCCGCGGCGCTCATCGGCCGCGGCGTCCTCGCACACTCCACAGATCAAGGGCCATCCGCCGGTCGTCCAGCGGAGCCGGCCATGCTCGTCGCGGGTCAGCACCTCGCGCGCCTGGTCGGGGCTCGTCCGGGCCTCCCGCTCGCGCAGAACGCACCCGTACGGGAGGAGGCGCTGGCAGGTGTCGCACCTCAGCGCCCAGGGATGGCCGGCCCAGGCGTAGCGTCCGTCCGGACCCGGGGCCACCTCGTGCTCGTCGCGCCAGGCGCCGGCGTCGTCCTGCCAGACGAACATCAGGCGTGCTCCTCGTACCAGGCGTCGGCGATCCGATCGCCCTCGGCCACCAGGCGCGCCTCTCGATCGCCGTCCGTCTCCTCGTCGGCTTCCTGGCGGAGCGCGGTCAGCACCGCGGCGGTCAGGTGTCGGGCCAGGGCGCCCCGGCGCGGGGCCGGGATGCGCGTGCCGTCCGCCAGCCGGTCGACTCGCCGCACGTCGGCCTTCGTGATCGCCCGCAGGACCCGGGCTCGGCGCTCGGCCTCGTCCCAGCTCTCCAGGGCCACGTAGACCGCCTCCAGGATCGCGTCCTGCCGGGTCACGGCCGGGTCGCCCGGGCGATATGGCCGGCGTAGACGCTCACGGCCTTCCAGTACGCGGCCATGGGGCCCTTGCCCGTCCGCCAGCTCGTCTCGGCCTTCACGCGGGCCTCAGCGCGGATCTCCAGTAGCACGCCGGCCAGGGCCCGGCGGCACTCCGGGTCGAGCTCCCGGACGGCTGCCATGCTGGCCAGCCCGAGGACGGGGTTCCGGACGTCGGGCCTGGAGGATCGCGCCGGCGGCGGCGTCTCGCACCAGCACCAGCCTCCGCCGTGCATATGCTTCGCGCTCACCCTGCCACCTCCAGCACTCGCACCACCTTCGCCTGGCGCGTCACCTTCACGATCCGGCCGGCGGCGCGGTTCGCGGCCTCGGCCAGCTCGATCGTCAGCGCGTCAGGCATCGTCCCGTCGAGCAGCTCCACGGCCGCGTTCAGCTCCCGCATCGCTCGCTCCATCCGGGTCCGGAGATCGGCCTGGCGCTTGCTCCGCGCCGGCGCGTCATCCTCGGAGAACATCGGCATCGCGTTCTCGTCGCGCCACACCTGGCCGATCACGCGGTCCCGGTCGTTGCCGGTCAGGCCGGCTCGGTTGATCGCGTCGAACGCTCGGGCCTGGCCGTTCCAGCTCAGGGTCGCCAGGCGGCTCCCGTCCCACGCGCTCAGGTGGCCCTTCTGCACCAGCTCGCGGATGCCGGGCTCCAGGCGGAGCAGCGTCAGGGCGCTCCGGATCGCGCTGGCCTTCTTGCCCAGGCGGGTCGCCAGCTCGTCGACGGTCATGCCGGCGTCCAGGAGCTTCTGGTAGCCCTCGGCCTCCTCGATCGGGTTCATGTCGCGCCGCAGCACGTTCTCGACCATGCTCACAACGAAGGCGTCGTGGTCGCTCATGGGCTCGCGGACGATCGCGGGGATCGTGTCCAGGCCGGCCATCGTCGCGGCCCGCCAGCGGCGCTCGCCGGCGATGATCGTCCAGGCGTCGGGCCCGGTCGGCTGCACCACGATCGGTTCCACGACCCCCAGGCTCCGGATCGAGTCGGCCAGCTCCTCGAGGGGCCCGGTCTCAAACCGCTTCCGCGGCTGGTCGGGGTTCGGGCTCACCTGGGCGATCGCCAGGTGTCGCAGCTCGCCGGCGCTCATCGCGGCGCCGCCAGGGTCAGCGGGCTCTTGTGGGCGGGGACCCAGCCGTAGCACCCGCGCCAGAGGTGCTCGTCGGTGTGCTCCTCGCAGCGGGCCTCGTCCTGGTCGATGGCCCAGGCCACGCCGGGCTCACCGCACCGATCCTCCGGGCCCACCCAAAGCCGGCAGGGCTCCAGGGTCGCGGCCGTCGCGTCGGCCAGGCAGCGGGCTCCGTAGCCCATCGGGTTCTCCAGCATCGGCTCCGCGTCACAGCCGTTGCAGATGGTCAGCGCGTCGATCATGGGGCTCTCCTCGCGGGTGGTCTCGTGCATGCCCTTAGACTGAGGGATCAGCGCGCATAATGCAAGTGGTACTTTCAGCGCCCCCAGAGCGCCTCGTCGGGGTCGTACGGGCGCAGCTCGCGGGGCGGATGCAGGTCGAGCATCGGCTCCCGGTCCAGGCGGTCGAGCCATCCCTGGAGGGCCGGCAGGTTCGCGTCGGGCCCGTAGCGGAGGAACGTGCCGTCCGTCGAGTCGAAGCCTCGGGCCCGGGCCTCCTCCAGCCGGCGCCACGAGTTGACCCGGCCCAGGTGCGTCCACTTCCCGCGGGCCCGGGCCTCGGCCACCAGGTCGTCCACGGCCGCGGAGGCGCGCCAGGGATCGGTGCCACCGACGAACAGCACGTCCAGCTCGTCCCAGGGCACGTCGAGCTCCTCGAGGCCGTCCTGGGCAACGAGGGCGGCGGGGAAGCCCACCTCGCGGATGTAGGCCAGGAACGGGGCGCCGGCCATGGTCGCGGCGGCGTCGCCCACCACGTCCGGCGCGGTGACGAACAGGCAGCGGTCAGCGTGCCCGTCCGCGGCGTAGTCGTTGAGCCAGCTCAGGTACGCGCCGGCGTGGAAGCTCTCCGGGTCGGAGAAGCAGCCGTTGTCGCCGGCCCAGACCGCGGCCGTCTCGACCATCCCAGGGCGGGCGGACTTCGGGGTCGCCATCAGCCCGATCCGGCCGGACCGGATCAGCTCGATCGCCTCCGGGGAGGAGCTGGTCCCCAGCCAGAGCATCAGGCGGCTCCCAGGCGCTCGGCCCAGACCCGTCCGGTCGGCGTGTTCAGGGGGTAGTGCGCCACCGGGTACTGACCCGCGGCGTTCACGCGCCCGCCGGCCATCCAGCTCAGGATCGCCTTCGAGCAGCTCCCGCAGACGGCAATCGGCTGGTCGGAGTCGTTGAACCAGGCCAGGGCCTTCGCCTCCCGAGACAGGTGGCTCGGTCCGCCGAAGCGGCAGGTCGTCATGGTCATGCCTCCACGTAGAAGCGCCGGCGCGCCCACTCTCGGATGATCGTCTGGGCGCCCTGGAGGGTCGCGGTCTCGCGGTACCGCCGGCCAGAGGAGTGCCAGCCCTCCGTGACCACCAGGTAGCGCGCGCCGGCCTTCCGGAGCCGCTCCTCGCGGTCGGGGTCCCACATCCCGCGGTCGTCGATCCACGCGCGGGCCTTCGCCGGCCGGCCGGTCTGGCGGTCGATGGCGTCAGGGCTCAGGAGCCGGGCCGTCATGCCTGGCAGGCCCCGGCCCCCGGGCGCCCACGCCTTCTCGGTGAACACCACCTCAGCGCCGGTCGTCGTAGGTCAGGCTCGTCGTCATGGCTCTCTCCTTCGGCGGGGTCTCGTGCACCCCCGATACTGAGGCGTCCGCGCGCAGAATGCAAGGGGTACTTTCAGGCGCGGCGCTGAGTGTCGGCGCCCATCCGGCCGATCTCCCGGCGACGCTCCGGGGTCAGCTTCGCGGCCCTGGCATGCCCGCCGGCGGCGGCGTTCCGGGCGCCCGGCTTCCCCAGGCTCTCGCGTCGGTACCGCTCCAGCTCCTCGCGGGTCACGACGTACTCGCCGTTCGGGCCCTTGCCGGCGGTGAGCCGGCCCAGGCGCACCTGTCGGCGGAGGGTGGAGGGCTTCCGGCCCAGCTCGATCGCCATGTCGTTGAGGGTCAGGGTGTCCATCGTCATGCCTTCCTTCGTCGCGGGTGGGGATGGCCCCGGCCCGGGTTGTGTCGCCACGTCTGGACCGTGCCGTAGCGGTTCGCCGCTGCGACCTCCTCGGCCGTGAACGATCGTTCGCGCATCACGTTGATCCCGCGGCCGCAATGGACGCAGACGGTTCCGGTGCCGAACCCGCGGAAGTCCCGCGCCGGCTCGGCCTTGTGGTCGGACCTCATCGGACCGGGACCAGGGCCCACTCGGCCGTCGCCAGGCCCAGACAGGCGCCGATCAGGAAGGCCATCACCAGGCCCCAGGTCATCCACCGCTTCTCACTCGGGGTCATCATCGTCGTCGTCCTCCAGGGCGCAGTCAGGCGTGCAGGAGCAGTTCGGCGCCGCGCCGGCGTGCCAGCCGTCCGGGCAGGCGTAGTGCGGACACTCGGGCGTCGAGAAGTTGCAGAGCTCGAGGGGGAGACGCGGGCCTCCCACCTCGGGCCCCTCGTCGACCAGGCGCCCGCCGGCCATAGCCTCCTCGGCGTCCGCGATCGCGGCGGCGGCGATCGCCACCGGGTCGGTCAGGTCCACGCGGTCGAGCCGGCTCACCGTCGACCGCCCTTCGTCATGCGCTCCAGGAAGGCGGAGACCTCCTCGGGGCGGTAGCGGCGATCGCCGCGCTCACAGACCCGGTAGAACACCAGCTCGCCTCGGTCGCCCAGGCGGTTCACGGTGTTCACGTGGAGGTGCAGGGCCTCCGCGACCTCCCGGGTCGTCATCATCCGCTCGGGCAGCACCAGGCCGGCCATCACTCGCCCGCCTCGTGGTCCACGGGCCAGGAGTCGCGCGGATCTGGTCGGGCAGCTCGCACCCCCGAGACGCCTGGGCAGCTCCCGTGCTCGACGTGCTCGGCCACCACTCCGCACCAGCCGGCGCCCTGGCGGAACTCCGCCGGCGTCCGGGCGTACGTCGACCAGGCCGCGGCCAGGCCGGTGTCCTCCGGGACGTCCACGTCGTCCGGGTAGAGCACGATCGTCAGCTCCCAATCGTCCTCGTCGGGAGTGTCGATCTCCAGCGACTCGGCCAGGTCGCTCTGGTCCCGCATGTAGCCGGCCACGATCTCGCGGGCCTCGGCCTCGTCCGTCGTGCCCTCGACTCGGACCAGCCAGTCCAGGGTCACGTGGAGGGTCACGGCGCCCTCCTCCTCGTTGCGCTCGCGCCAGGCGCGCTCGCGGGCGATCTGGCCCATCAGCGGTCTCCCTTCACGTACTCGCCCAGCTCGTCCAGGTCCCCGAAGGTGGCCTCGATGAACTCGGTCGCGGTCCGCTCCTCGTCCCCGTCGAGGACGCGCTCGGCGTGGTCGAACCAGTCAGCGAAGTGGTAGACCACCCGCTGGACCTCGCCCTGGTCGATGACGGCGGTCAGGTAGTCCGCCGGCCCGCCGGTGGACAGCTCGATCCTCACGGCGTAGCTCACCGTGGCGCCCAGGGCGTACTCGTTGAGCGGCGGCAGGTCGTCGTCGCCCTCGTCCTGGTCCTCGCGGTCGAGCATCGTCCGCATGTCGGCCAGGCGCCCGGCCAGGTGCGCCGGCAGTCGCTCGGCGCAGGTCTCGTCCTTCGTGGTCATCGGTCTGCCTTCCTGGCCAGCTCGATCGCCTGGCCTACGGCCTTCGGGTCGAGCTGGTCGGCCAGCCCCCGGAGGCGCTCTGCGATGTAGAGGAAGTCGCGTCGGTGCTTCGCCAGGTACGGCGGGTCATCGTCCGCGGGCTTGCCCAGGGCCTCGAGCTCGACGGCTCGGTGGGCCAGGGCGGCGGCGGCGAAGATGTCGTCGCCGGCCTCCAGGATCAGGGTGGCCATGGTCAGCTCCTCTCGTCGATGCGCGGCCCCAGGCCGGTCAGGTCGTCGCCCCTCATGGCCGCGTCCTGGAGCGCGTAGGCGATCTCCAGCGGGCCGGGCCTCGGGACCCGCTGGGCGTTGATCCCCCGGGCCACCAGCTCCAGCTCCAGCGGTGTGATCCGCTCAAGGACGAGCTGGCGGAGCAGCACCTCGCTCGGGCGCACCGCCTCGCGGAGCGCGTAGGCCCGGTACAGCTCGGTCACGATCCTCTCGTCATCGGCCTGGGCCAGACGGGGGTTCGCAAAGTGCGGCGCCGGCGTCATGGCCGGGTCGCGGAAGGGGCTCTCGGTCGTCATGGTCAGCCGGCCTTCGGCTTCCGGAGCCGGCTCACCGCCGCCTCGCGGTCCGCGTGGCTCATGTTGTCCCAGCGATCGCGGCCGGCCTGGCGCCGGCTCGTGGCGATCAGGGAGTCCCGCTGTCGGTAGATCGCAGCCGCCACCTTCGGCGGAATGGCGATCCTGGCGCGGCCCTCGGCGTCGACCATCTGGAGGAACACCTGGAAGCCGGCGTCGGTCTTGTACGTCTGGACCACGTAGGTCTGGGCCCGGCCGATGATCGGCATGACGGTCGTCACCGTCGCGGGCCTGGTCTTGGGCGTGTCGGGCAATCCGTCGATCGCTCCGATGATCCGATCGAAGGTGTCGATCGGCCGCGGCTCGTCGTTCATCGAATACCTCCCAGGGCGCTCAGGTCGAGCGCCCGCATCAACATGGGGCCGAAGCTCAGCGCCACGGCTACAACCACCACGATCAGGGCGAGGACCACCACGGCCGTCGCCAGCGTTCCAGAACTCACGCTTCCACCTCCAGGCTCAGCAGCTTCGGCAGCTCGATCAGCGTCGCGCCGCCATCGGTCTCCAGGGCGATCCCCGTCAGGCAGTCGTCGCTGTCGAGGATCAGGGCCAGTCGTCCGCTCGCGCGGCCGATCACGGCGTCGATGTCGGTGTTCCCGCGGCGGTCCACCAGGGAGCCGCCGGCGCGGTACGTCGCGCGGGCGTCGCGGCCCACGGCCGCGGCAAGGGTCGGGTCGATGGTCGGGGGCATCAGCGGCTCCAGGTCGGCGTCGTGCCGATCGTCGCGTAGGCGGTCAGCACCCGGTCGAGGGTCTGGCCGTACTCGGCGCGCAGCTCGCGCGTCCGGAGGTACCGGGCGCCGTAGCCGTTCGCGTGGATCGGGTAGCCGGCCGCGGTGAAGGCGTCGTCGATCGTCCAGCCGGTCTCGCCGTCGAGCTTCGACACGTTCAGCGTCAGGCCATCGGCCTCAAGCTGCGCGTACCAGCCCTCGACGGGCGCTTCCTGGCCGGCGGTCCACGCCGGGTTCACCAGGCTCGGCACCAGGCCGGCCTTCGTGCGGCGCAGCGGCGGGATCGTCAGGGTCATGGGTCGGGCCTCCTCTGTGGTCTCGTGCATAGCCCTAATCTGAGGCATCCGCGCGCAGATTGCAAGCCCCTATTTCGTACTTGTCCTGACTGGTACCGACGTGGCATCCTTGCGTCTCACGGCGCGGCGGGCTCTGGGGTTGGTCTCGTGCAAAGGGCTCTCCCCCAGGCCCGCCCCCGTGTTTCCAGGAGGAGCGCGGGTGCCCACGACCGAGACCCCGACGACGGCGAACATCGCGCCGGCCCTCGAGCGCCTGGCCGTCCGGCTGGACAAGGTGCGGCCCTCCCCGCGGAACCCCCGGCGCGGCGACATCGCCGCCATCACGGACAGCCTCCGCCGGTTCGGGCAGCAGAAGCCGATCGTCGTCCAGAAGTCGACCGGGCACATCGTCGCCGGCAACCACCTGTTCCGCGCGGCCGAGGCCCTGGGCTGGGACAAGATCGCCGCCAACGTCGTCGACATGACCGACGACCAGGCCAAGGCGTTCCTGATCGCGGACAACCGGACGGCGGATCTCGGCGCCTACGACCAGGAGGAGCTGGCGAAGCTCCTGGGCGAGCTGTCCGCGGACGGGCAGCTCTGGGCGACGGGCTACGACGAGGACGACGTGGCCGAGCTGGTCGCCCGCCAGGAGTGGCGCGCCGCCGGCGGGAGCCCGGTGATCTCGTACACGATCATCTTCGACGACGAGGATCAGCAGAAGGCGTGGAACACCTGGCTCCGTGACCTTCGCAAGCGGTTCCCCGAGCGCGAGACGCATGCCGCGAGGATCGCTGCCGCCATCCAGGCGCCGTGAGCCCGACGTACCGGACGTGGCGCCAGGCGGTCGCGGCTAGCCGGCGCGAGGCGCTCCGCACCGGCCGCGGCCGGATCATCCTGGTCCGCCTGGGCGACATCATCCGGCGCTTCCTGGTCAGGCCATGACCCCCCCGGTGCTCCAAGAAGCTCTGCGTGTTCGATGGCACGCACCGGCCGATGCTCCTGGTCAGGCCGAAGGGCCACCCGACCTACTCGGGCCCGCCCATGGAGATCGTCCTGGGCATCTTCGTCTGCGCGTCGCACCAGCGGACCACGACGCCGGCGGACCTCATCACGGACGAGGGCTGGAGTCAGATCGAGCAGGCGGTCCTGGCCAGCGGGCGGGCGGCGCCGGACCGCGAGACGGTCGGCCTGGTCTGGCAGCGCGTCATGGTCAAGGAGCGCGACCCGTTCGGGGTGACACTCGATTGAGCAGGAAGCGGCGGTACCTGGAGATCGACGTCCTCGAGGCGGCGCGCGATCGCATCCGGCACATCTACGACACCTTCGACTCGATCGTGGTCATGTTCTCCGGCGGGAAGGACAGCCTGGTCACGATGCACCTGGTCCGGGAGATCGCGGAGGAGTACGGCGCCCTCCCCGTCGACGTCGTGTTCCGCGATGAGGAGCTGATCCCCGACAGCGTGATCCGCCTGGTCGACCACTACCGCCAGGAGCCCTGGGTCCGGATGCTCTGGTACGCGGTGCCGCTCAAGTCGAGCCTGTTCGTCCTGGGCGATGTCCGCGAGTACGTTCAATGGGACCCTGGGCGCCGGCACGTCCGCGAGATCCCGCCCTGGGCGATCACGGTCGTCGAGGGCGAGGCCCCGGGCACGATCTTCTCGCAGTACGACATGGACCGGGTGGTCGAGCGCGCCTTCCGGGGGAAGATCGCCGCGGTCACGGGCATCCGGGCATCCGAGTCGCTCGTGCGGTTCCGGTCGTCCGTGAACAAGCTCAACGAGAACTACATCACCGCCAGCGACTCGCTCCTCAAGGGAGTGCCGGGCGCAGCCCGTCTCCGGGCGCCGGCGGTGAGCCTAGCCAAGCCGATCTATGACTGGCAGGAGAACGACGTCCTCCGGTACATCTGGGAGCACGGGCTCAAGTACGCGCCGGCCTACGATGCCCAGCACCTCGCCGGCGTCGGCCTCCGGGTGTCGACTCCGCTCCACGCTGAGGCAGCCAAGAAGTTCGGCCGGCTCCGCGAGACCGAGCCCGAGCTGTACGCCAGCGTCATCGACATCTGGCCGGACATGCTCCTCCAGGAACGCTACTGGTCCGAGCTCGACCGCAAGGCGATCATGGCCAGGTACGGCGCGTCGCTCGAGGGCGTCCGGCAGTACATCCTGGACACGATCACCGATGACCACTCCCAGGCGCTCGCCCTCAAGCGCCTGGACCTCATCGTCGTCATGGCCCGCAACCAGCCGGACGCCTGGCCTCCCGACTACGTGCTGACGCAGTTCGTGACCGGCTCGTTCAAGCGGGTGATCCAGCCGAAGAAGGTCATGGTCCCGGCGTGACCGACAAGCCCAACGCCCGCTTCCGGGTCACGCCCGAGTTCACCCGACAGGTCGCGGCCGGCATGCGCGCGGCGAAGGTGGTGCCGGGCCACGTGCTCCTGGAGGGCGGTCCGCTGGCCGACTGGCTCGTCAAGGATGGCGCGCCGGCGCTGGACCCCGGGTGGTCCGAGGAGGGGCAGTACGTCCGAGAGGGCGATCGAGCGACATGGCGACCCGTCACGTCGTCCTGACCCGTTCGGCCTATGGGCCCGACTGGAGCTTCGGCGCGAACCTGGCCAGGCTCAAGGTGACGGAGGGGATCACGGCCGTCACGATGGCCAGGCAGACCGCCCCGCCGGACACCTGGCATTGGATCATCCTCCTGGACGCGCGGGACCCGCTGATCGAGCGGCGCATGGCGGTCTACCAGGCCGCGGCGCTCTCGCCCGGCTTCATCTTCTGGCAGCCTCCCGAGGAGGCGATCGCGCCGGCGCCCTGGGACCCGCGCGCTGACCCTGGGCGACTGGAGGGTCTCGCCGCGGCCGCGTACACCGCGCCCTGGGCCCGGGCGGTCGGGCCCCGCGACGAGCCGCTCCTCCAGACCCGCCTCGATGACGACGACGGCTTCGCTCCGGATGCCCTCGAGCGGATCGCGCGCGCCGGCGCCCGCCTGACCGAGCGGACGATCCTCATGCTGCCCATCGGGTACCGGACGTGGCGCGGCCAGGCCGAGCGGGTCGTGCACCTCAAGAACGCCTGGCAGACGTTGTTCACGCCGGCCGGCGACGAGCTGGGGGTCTACGACTACGGGCACACTCACGCGGCCGAGGTGGCGCCGGTGGTCATGGTCGACAAGGACCCGGGCTGGCTCTGGGTGAGGCACGGCCAGACGATCTCAGGCACACGGACAGCGGCCGGAACGATCACGCCGGCCATACGTGCCATGTTCCCGATCGACTGGACTCTGGCCCGTTGAGGGCGGCTCTGTGGCACCGGCTCCCGGGCAACTTCCTCGAGCAGCTCGACGCGGTGATCGCCGGCGGCATCCGCGAGTTCCACTTCGATGACGGGTACGACGACATCGACCTGGCCGGCGAGGAGCTGGAGGACCGCGGCCATCGCGGCGTGTTCTTCGTCGTGACGGGCTGGCTCGGGCTGGAGGGCTTCGCCACCGAGGCGGACGTGCGATCGCTCCAGGAGCGCGGCCACGAGATCGGCAACCACACCGCCCACCACGTCATGCTCACGAAGGTCGCGGCGTCCGTCGTGCGCGAGGAGCTGCGCCAGGGCGAGGAGGATCTCGGCCGGATCACGTCCCGCTGGCCGCATCGGATCGCCTGGCCGTATGGCCTGGCGCCGGCGGGCTTCGATGGCGGGCGCGGGATCACCGAGGCCGAGGTGTTCGTGCCGCGTACCATGACGGGCCACGAGATCAGGAGGGCCCTTCGATGAGGCCAGGCGAAGATCCGGTCGACCGCATCGAGTGGCGGTCCGCCGACGAGCTGCGAACGAACGACTGGAACCCGAACGTCGTGCACGTCCCCGAGCTTCGCCTCCTGGAGACGTCGATCCTGGAGAACGGCTGGGTCCAGCCGGTGCTCATCAACGCGGCCGGCCTCCTCATCGACGGCTTCCACCGGGTCATGCTCGCCCAGCGATCGAAGCCTCTGCGCGAGCGGTACGCCGGCGAGGTGCCGTGCGCCGTCCTGGACATGGACGACTTCCAGGCGCGCCTCCTGACCGTGCGGATCAACCGGGCGAAGGGCAGCCACGTCGCGGTCCGGATGTCCGCCCTGGTCAAGACGGTCATCGACGAGGGCGGGCTGTCCGTCGAGGAGGTGGCCAGGCAGATCGGGGCGACGCCGGCGGAGGTGGCGCTGCTCCACCAGGACGACGTGTTCAAGGCCCGCGACATCCCGAACTGGCCGTACTCGAAGGCGTGGGTCCCCGAGGAGGTGCCGGGTGGCTCTGCATCCTGACTTCAACCAGAAGGGCCTGGCCGTCGAGCTCGTCCTGGACGGTGAGTGGCACCAGCTCCTCCCGGCGGTCAAGCCGCCGGCCGGCACGTACGTCCTGGTCGCCGCGGTCCTGGGCGAGATCGACCACGACAACCAGCCGGACACGAACCTGGGCCTCAAGGTGATGCGCCACAAGGCGGACGGCTCCCCCGATCTGATCGACAACGGCACGGCCTGGACGACCGCGCTGCTCCGGGATCTCGTCACGTCGACGTGGGCCCACACCTGGCCGTCCAAGATCACCGTCAGCGCGACCTACCCGGCCTTCTCGATCTGGTACCGGGCGTCGGGTGGCGCGGCTCTCCTCGAGCAGCAGCTCCTCAAGTTCCTACGGCAGCGCGACTCGTGAACGACCGGCATCAATGCGCCGCGCCCGACTGCCACGTCGAGCTGCCGAACTACCTCCTGGCCTGTCGAGCTCATTGGCGCCAGCTCCCGCCCTTCCTCCAGGGCGCGATCACGAAAGCCTGGAACCGCCGGCGCCGGCACCCCGAGAACCCCGACCTGGCGGCGGCTCACATCGCGGTCGTCCAGGACGCTATGGCCATCTGGGTCGGCGTCACGGTAGGCGTCACGCCGTGACACTCGTCATCCGTGAGATCCCGTACTCTGCGGTCGCGCCGTGGCGGTCGCCCGCGGCGCGCGATCACGTCGCCCTGGGCCCGACATCGAACACGACGTGGTTCGGGGCGTTCGATGAGCTGCCCAGCGATCAGGACCCGGCGCTCCTCGCGGTGGCCGGGCTCATCAAGGTCGGCAAGGCCCACCGGATCAAGGGCGTCTACGTCCCGCCGCTGTTCCGCGGTCAGGGCTTCGGGACGAAGCTCACGGAGCACCTGATCGAGCTGCACCGTGACGATCTCCTCGAGGTGCTGGCCTACTCGCCGGCGTTCTACGAGGCGCGCGGGTTCGTGCTGGTCAGCTCCCCGCGCGAGGGCGTGTCTCGGCTGGTCCGTCGCCCGGGCTGAGGAGCGGCGTCTCGCCCCAGGTCAACCTGGCGCGCTCGCGGAAGCGATCGGGGATCGCCAGGCCACGCTGCAACCGTCGCCAGACGACGATCATCTGCCAGCCGCAGTCCACGTCGAGCGGCAGCTCGCGGCCGAGACCCGGCGCCATCGCCAGGGAGTCGGTCGGTTTGCCGCACCAGACGCAGGTGCCCACGACGGGCCCGGGCTCCAGCGGGAAGTGGCCGGACAGAAGCTCCCGCCAGCTCACGATCCGCGCCGCGCGTCGATCGCCTCGCACCAGGCGGTCGCAACCGCGGCCACCTGGACCAGCTCCGCGCGAAGGGCGGCATCGTCGGCGCCGTGCGTTCCGTAGCCAGCCTCCAGGACGGCCCGGCACACCTCTCCGAACTCCTCCCCGAGAACGGCCGCGCGCTTGTCATCGCCGCCGGCCATGTCCGGGTCGGCGCACGATCGCCAGTCGATGCCGCGCCGGCGCTTCCGTCGACCGATCTTCTCCTGGCGGACGCGCTCGGCGTGGACGTCGACCAGCACGTCCGCGGTCGCCTGGCCGACGTCGATCATCGGGCCCGATCCCTGGCAGCTCGCAGGGCCTTGATCGCGTGGCCGATCCGACCATGGGCGATGTTGTCGATCGCGTTCGTGATGACCAGGCGGAGCTGGTCGCGCTCGCGGATGATCGGCTCCACCTCCTCGATCGGGATGACCACCTGGCCGTCCGCCAGCTCCAGCGAGACGGCGAGAAGGCGCGCGTCGTGGGTCATCGCTCCGCCCACCGAAGCAGCCGCGGCACGAGGTAGAAGCCGAAGGCGATGCCCAGGAGGAAGGCCGCTCCGCCAGGCATGGTCCCGATCCACGTCGCCACGGCCACCGTGAAGCAGAACAGGATCGCCAGGCGGAGGATGGTCTCGTCGCGGATCACGCGAGCCGCCAGAGGAGCAGCCCGCCGGCGCCGATCAGGATGGCCACGGCCGCGACCAGCGCCAGCGGTCCCCAGAGGAACCCCACGGCCGTCAGGATCACGCCGGCCCAGAACGACATTGCCAGCGCGGCCATGAGCCCGCAGCCCGTCGCCGGGTCGTGTCCGCCATAGTGCTCCAGCTCCCGGTCAACGCTCTCGGGCAGCTTCGCCTTGTCACCCGTCGCCATGTTCAGCCTCCCTTCGAAACTCTCCGTCCGCCATCCTCCACAGGAGCAGCGGGATCACGGGCACGTCGCCGCGCGGCCGGCACTCCTCCAGGAGCGCGCCCATCTGCTCGATCGGCGTCCCCAGCATCGCCGTGACCGCGTAGTAGTTCCGCTTCGGGATCGCCGGCCAGACCAGGCCGCGGTCGATCGAGTGGGCGTAGAGCTCGAAGGCGCGGCGGGCCCGGAAGCGGCTATGGACCATCATGTGGCATCGGTAGCAGAGGCCGAAGCGCCCGATGTTCGCGCCGAACGGCGGGCCCGAGTAGTCCTCGGAGTGCGCCTCGAGGAGCCCCTCGGTCTGGCCGCACGCCTGGCAGCTCGTCGGGCGCGATCGCCGGCCGGCGGCGTACTCCGCGTTCAGCCAGCGAAGCGCGCGCGTACGCTGGGTCGGTGAGAAGCCGTTGTAGGAGTTCATCGGTCGAGGATGCCCCAGGCGCGCTCCGGGATCACGGAGGCCCAGCCCCAGGTCAGCTCGTTCAGCCTGGCGTCGTAGGTCGAGGCGAAGCACTCGTCGTCGCCCGGGTGGTGCCACGAATGGCACGGCCAGCGGAGCACCGCGACGATGGCGCGGAGGTGCAGGGCGATCGTCCGGGCGGTCTCGTGCATGCCCCTACTCTGACGGTTCCGGATCCTCACGGCAAGTCGCAACGCGAGCCTCTCCGGATGCAGCTCGTCTGGCGGACCAGGCTCTCGCCGGCGATCGAGCGGAGCCTCCTCCATCCCTGGCCAGGCTGGTTCGTGGACGGCGCTTGACGCCTCGGTATGATGGCTCCGCCGCGGGTGGTGGGGAGGCGTTTCCGGAGTGGCCGCTCAGATCGGACCCCCCGTGCGACCCCGGCTTCGGTACTGCGGCTCCTGCGGACGGGCCCACGCGGGTAGCTCCCATGGGACCACCCCGGCAGCGTCCCCCAGGCGAAGGCCGGCAACGACCCCCAGGCGTGACCCTGCTCTGGTCGGTAGGGGTCGGCGCATCCGCTCCTCCTGGGCATGGACGAAGCTGGCGCGCGAGACGATCAAGGCGCACGTGAAGCGTCATGGCTGGATGTGTTCAGGCGTCGCGCCATGGCACGAGGCGCACCCCTCCCGTGACCTCACGGTGGACCACCCTGTCGCCCTGGGGGAAGGCGGTCCTGCCCTCCCTCATGGCAAGCTCCCCGTGGTGTGTCGATGGTCCAATGCGAGGCGGAACGCAAGGTCGATCAAGCTCGTCGAGCGTGAACACGTGAGGCAACGCGAACAACAGCGCGGCGTGACAAGTGCTCTTGCAAGCGCACGAGCGAACGTGACGACCGGGGGCACCCCACGTGTTTCCGATGAAAAGGTCACGACCCCAAGTCAGGCGCACATCAGCACCCTGGCAAATCGGGTCCCTTCTGTCTCAGCGCGCCCTGAGCGCCCCTCACAGCCACGGAGCGCCGCGCGGAGTCTGACGGCGGCGCCAGGTGCCACCCCGGAGCGCGTCTGATGGCCCTTGCGACGCTCGGCGGAGTCGGGATCGCCATGGGCGCCATCCTGTCGGCGGACCCGGAGCGCGATGATGAGCAGCCGGACGGGCCGGCCTGCTTCGGTTGCCACCGGAGCGGACGAGCGACGAAGCTCCTGACGTTCGCCCTGGAGTTCCGCCGGCCTGGCCGCGGCGGACGGGGCCGGAAGGTCGGCTCGATCCGACTGTGCGAGAAGTGCTGGAAGGACTGTCGATGAGCAAGCCTGGGCGGAAGCCCGAGCCGGCGGCGTCGAAGATCAGGCGCGGGATCACGGCGCCGAGCGACGTCAACCTCAACGAGCCGACGCCATCCATGGAGCCGCCGGACGCGCCGGTGGCCCCGGACGATCCCGCGGAGGCGGCAGCCTGGGACCGGGCCCACGAGATCGAGCGGGAGGTGATGCGCCTCCAGCACCCGGGCCTCATCACGAAGCTCGACGCCGGCATCCTCGAGGGGTACGCCCTGGTCCGCGCCAAGCGCGAGGATCTCGGCCGGCTCCTCGCCAAGACCGGCGTCGTCATCCGCGGCCGGCGCCCTGGCGAGCTGGTCCGCAACCCGGTCTACATCGGCTTCCGCGACTCGATCATGCTGGAGCTGCGCCTGGGGTCCGAGCTGGGCATCGGGCCCGCGGCCCGGGCGGCGATCCGGATGGAGCCGAGCGACGGCCTCGAGCTGCCCGACATCGGGCCGGCGCCTCGCTTCCAGGCGATCGCCGGCGGTCGTGCAGATTGAGCTGGTCGCGGTGCTGCTCGTCCTGGCGTTCACGGCTGGCCTGGGGACCGGGACCTGGCTCGCCCTCCGCCACCTGGGCATCGACCCGGGGGACCTGTGAGCGGGAAGATGTCCGCGGCCTGGTGGCGCGAGTATCGGGCCCGCCGGCGCGAGGAGGGCCGGCCCGTCAAGCGCGAGCGGCGCGTCCGCGGGGACCGCTCCGCCGAGTACGCCCGCCGGCGATCGCGGGCCGCGCCCGTCGTGGAGCTGCCCGTGCCGACCGGCCAGCACGGGACCCGGCTCGCGTTCTGGGAGGACGAGCTGCGCCGCGATCTCGCCCAGGAGGCGGAGCTGGCCAGGCTGGAGCGACGCAACCCCGACCGGGCAGTCGCGGCGTACCGGGCCCGCGAGCTGGCCTGGCGTCAGATCATCCGTCCGATGGAGGAGGCACCTCATGTCGCCCGACCCTGACGTCCTCAAGGGCCTGACCAAAGCCCAGCTCCTCGAGCTTCGTGAGCAGCTCGACCGCGAGCTGGTGACGTGCCTCCTCTGCGGCAACATCGGCGCCCTGGTCTACCGCCTGACGAGCCGCGCCGGCACGAAAGCCAAGCTGCCCCTCTGCCTGCCGTGCTTCGAGAAGCACCGCCTCCCCGAGTCAGCGAAGGAGACGTCGTGATGCACCGGCCGAACAAGAAGCAGCACGCCACGGCGCCGTCCTACGTCCGGGAGCGCCGGCACCGCCACGCGAAGATCGAGCGAGCCGAGCGCCTGGAGGCGCGCCTGGCCAGGGCCCGGGCGAAGCGCGCCGGCGTGATCTGCCTCCCGGGCCCGATGTCGCCCTGGCGCGAGGACGGCTCCGAGGCCGTGGCCCTCTTTGGTACCTGACACCCTCAGCGGTGGCCCGCACTTCGCTGACTTCTGCCAGCACTACATCCGGCAAACGAAGGGCCGGTGGGCTGGCCGACCGCTCATCCTGGAGGGCTGGGAGCGCGAGTTCTGGTGGGAGGCCCTGGAGCTCGACCCCACGACGCGCCTCCGTGTCTACCGCGAGGTGGGTCTGGGCATCCCGACGAAGAACGGCAAGTCCACTCAGGCCGCGGCCGGCGCTCACTACGGCCTGGTCGCGGACGGGGAGGCCGAGCCGGAGGTCTACCTAGGCGCCGCGACGCAGCGCCAGGCCAGCTCGATCATCCTCAAGCAAGCCCGGTCGATGGGCCTCCGGTCGCCGGCCCTGGCGAGGCTGGTCCAGGTCCAGGCTCACTCGATCTCGTGCGCCAGGAACGGCGGGATCATGCGCGCGGTCGCGGCGGACGGACCCCTCCAGCACGGCCTGAACCCGTCCTGGAACGTGCTCGATGAGATCCACGCCCACAAGGACGACGGCCTCTACACCGCGCTCACGAAGTCAGGCGCGGCCCGGGAGCAGATGCTGACGCATTGGATCACCACGGCCGGCCCGGAGGGCGAGACCCTCCTGTCGAGCCTCTACGGCCAGATGATCGCCGGCACGGGTGAGCTGGAGCGCCGCGGGGACTCGTTGATGATCTACCGCGACAAGCCCAACGGCATCCTGATCTACTGGTACGGCGCGCCCAAGAGCGCGGACCCGGACGACCCGAAGGTGTGGCTGGCCACGAACCCGGCATCCTGGCTCCAGGACGGGACCTGGCTCCGCCAGCAGCACGGCAGCATGGTCGCTCGAGGCGCGCTCCTCGACTGGCGTATCTACCACCTCAACCAGTTCTGGGGCAGCCTCACGAGCTGGCTCCCCGACCGCGCCTTCCAGGAGTGCGCGGCGCCGACCGTCAAGCTCGCGGATGACCGGCCCATCGGGGTCGGCGTGTTCCAGGTGCCGGACAGCTCCGCGGCGGCGGTGGCGATCGCGCAGCGCCAGGAAACCCGCCAGGGCGAGCGGGTCATCCTCCGGCTCAAGCACTTCGACGCCGAGCGGGCCACCGGCCGGTTCAGCCGCCGCGCCGTCCGTGACTACCTGATCGAGCTGCGCGCGAAGTACCCGAAGCCGGCTACCGTGGACGACAAGGGCTTCCCGATCGGCGGGCCGGCATATGCCTTCGAACGCTGGCAGTTCGAGGAGACCGCCCAGGAGCTGGAGGCGTTCGGGCTCAACATGGTCGACTTCCCCCAGACCGGGAACGCGATGGGCCCGGCGTCGACTCAGGCGTACCAGCTCATCACGACCCGCAAGCTCCTCCACGCCGGCGACGAGCAGCTCGTCCAGCAGATGGAGGCGAGCCAGGCAACGCTCACCGACAGGGGCCTCCGGGTGGTGCCGTCCCGCGAGGAGCCCTACAACCTGGGCGCGATTGCGTCCATCATGGCGACCGCCATGGCGCTACTCCCGGCACCGAAGGTCTACGACAAGAAGCCGCGCGCCGGCCTAGCGTTCTGAGGAGGGACCCGTGCCGCCGATCGACCTGTTCAACGCCGAACCCCAGACCCCCGCCTGGTGGCTCCGTCGCCTCCTGGCCCGCCTCGAGCAGGACGTTCCTGACATGCGCCGCTGGGAGCGGTACTACGACGGCGACCAGCCCCTCGACTTCTTCGACGCCCAGGTGCGCGAGAAGTTCTCCGGCCGGTTCCGGCGCTTCACCGCGAACTACGTGGCCCTCGTGGTCGACAGCTTCGCGGAGCGGCTCAAGGTCACGGGGTTCCGGTTCAAGGACAGCGCGGCCGACGACGATCTCTGGGACATCTGGCAGGCGAACGATCTCGACGGCGGATCCGCTCAGGCCCACACCGACGCGCTCGTCAAGCGCCGCGCCTACGCCCTGATCGAGCCGCCGGCCGGGGACGCCCCGCCCAGGATCACGATGGAGAACGCGCTCAACGCCTTCGTCGAGACGGACCCCCGCGATCGCCGGAAGCGCCTGGCCGGCATCAAGCGGTACATCGACGGGGACGGCCGGCTGGTCGCCTACCTCTACCTGCCCGACACGATCTACCGCTTCCGCTCCGGGTCGGTCTGGCCCGAGAGCTGGACGCCCTGGGACCCGGACGGCGTGAACGCGGACGCGGCGACGTTCGGCATCGCCGGCGGCTTCGAGCTCTGGCCCCAGAACGGGGACGACGGCACGTTCCGGAACCCCATCGGCGTCGTGCCGCTGGTCCCGATCCTGAACCGGCCGAGGATCGGCAGCGCGGAGGGACGCTCCGAGGTCCACCCGATCACGAGCAACCAGGATCTCATCAACTACTACCGAGCCATGAGCGTCGTCGCGGCCCGGTACCTGGCGATCCCCCAGCGGTGGGTCAAGAACCTGGACGTGGAGGTCGACCCGGCCACCGGCCAGCCCCGCCCGCCGTTCAAGGGAGGGATCGCGGACCTGTGGGTCGTCGAGCCGATGGCAGCGGACGATCCGCGCGCCTCGATCGACGCGGCGCAGACGGAGTTCGGCCAGTTCCCCGCGGCGGACCTGTCGAGCTACGACACCCTCTCGTCGAAGGAGATCATCGGCCTGGCCAGCGTCGCCGGCCTGCCCTACTACTACCTCCTGGACACCGGCGTCAACGCGGTCGCGGCCCCGTCCGGGGAGAGCATCAAGGCCAGCGAGGCGCGCCTGACCAAGAAGGTCGACCACATGGAGACCTACTTCGGGGAGGGCTGGGAGGAGACGATGCGCGTCGCCCTCCGCGCCATGGGCGACGAGCGGTGGAAGCTCCGGACGGCCGAGACCCTCTGGGCCCAGGTGGAGACGCAGAACGAGGCGGTCCGGGCGGACGCGGTGACGAAGATCAAGGCCGCGGGCCTCATGGACGACCGGATGGCGCTCGAGGCGCTGGGCTACTCGCCCCAGGCGATCAAGCGGTTCGTGGCGGATAAGGCCAAGCGCGAGGAGGAGGCCAAGAAGGAGGCGGCGGACGCCCTTGCCAACCAGCCGCCGGCCGGTCCGGGCGGTCCCCTGAACGGCGCTGGAGCGCCTCCTGCGCGACCGTCCGCGCCGGCGCCCCGCGCGAACGGCTCGCCAACGGCGGTCGCATAGCCCACAATCGCGGCTCAGGTCATTGCACGAGGAGGTAGCATGCCACCGGAAGATCAGGGCACGGGCGCACCTGCGACGGGCGCACCCGATGGCGCGAAGCCAGGCCCGGGGTCGGGATCAGGGACAGCTCCAGCGACAGGTACACCGCCGGCAGCTCCAGGGAGCGCATCGCCCGCGACGGGCGAGGAGCCGCTCGGGGATGGCGGCAAGGCAGCACTCGAGGCGGAACGGGCCTCCCGGCGCGATGCCGAGAAGCAGCTCCGGGACGCCGGCTTCGTGAAGCAGGGCGACAAGTGGGTCAACACGGCCCAGATGTCCGAGATCGAGAAGCGCGAGGCGCGGATCAAGGAGCTGGAGAACGAGCAGGCCGGCGCATCGGCCAGAGAGAGGGAGCGGAACCTCCGAGTCGCGGCGATCGAGTCCGCGACGACGCTCAAGTTCCGGAACCCGTCCCTGGCCTGGCGGCTCCTCGATCCGGCCGAGGTCAAGTACGAGGACGACGGGACGCCGAAGAACGTCGAGTCGCTCCTCAAGAAGATCGCTGAGGCCGAGCCCTACCTGGTCAGCGCCAGCGGGTCCGACTTCGGTGGCGGCAACCGAGGCAAGACGCCGGGACAGGCACCTTCGATGGACGAGCTGCTCAGGGCTGCGGCCCGCGGCGGCTGACCGATCCCCTCCAGGCGAGGGCGGCGGATCGGGCCCCTGACTCGCCTGGAGGAACACCGTGGGAGAGTTCATTAGCCGCGCGGACGCGCTCTCGCTGATCCGAGAGCAGAACGCGACGGAGATCTGGCAGGCGGCGGTCCAGTCGTCTGCGGCCCTGCGGAGCTTCCGCCGGGTCAACATGGGCAAGAAGATCAGCAACTACCCGACGATCGGCTCGATCCCCGAGGCCAGCTTCGTCTCGGGTGAGGACGCGGACGACGCGAACAGCCGCAAGCCCGTCACTTCGATGAAGTGGGGCAACCGGAAGCTCGTGGCCGAGGAGATCGCCGGCATCGTCGTGATCCCGGAGAACGTCATCCTCGACGCCGAGAGCGAGTTCTCGCTCTGGGGCGAGGTCCGGCCCCGGATCGCGGAGGCGGTCGGGCGCACCCTCGACGGCGCCGTGTTCTTCGGCGTCAACGCCCCGTCGACCTGGCCGGCCGGTCTCGTGCCGACGTCGATCGCCGTGGGCAACGTCGTCACCGAGGGGACCACGATCCCCGAGGGCGCCGGCGCCCAGAACGACCTGGCAGCGGACGTCTCGGCCACCTTCGGCGTGGTCGAGGACGACGGCTACGACCCCCGCGCGGCCTACGGCCGGCGGTCGCTCGCCCGGCGTCTCCGCGGTCTCCGTGACGCGAACAACGCCCCGATCTACGTCCAGACGCTGGCCGAGGACGGGTCGCGGATCGCCACGATCGACCAGGCGACGTTCTACCCCGTGATGAACGGGTCCTGGGACAACAGCGAAGCGACCATGCTCTGCGGCGACCCGGACTACGCGATCCTGGGCATCCGGCAGGACATCGAGTACAAGTTCCTCGACCAGGCAGCCGTCACGATCGGTGGCGAGCTGGTCTCCCTGGCGGAGAACGACCTGCTCGGCCTCCGGTTCAAGATGCGCGTGGGCTTCCAGACCGCGGAGACCATGACCGCCGTCAACCCCCAGGCATCGGGCGAGGGACGGGCCTACCCGTTCGCCGTCCTCCAGCCGGCCGGCAGCTAACCCCTTCCCGGGCCAGCGCGAGGCGGGAGCCCGACCACTCCCGCCTCGCGCCCCTGATCCACCGGAGGAGGTGCTGCCGTGTCCACGGTCTCGATCGTCACGCCCGAGGAGGTCGACGCGCTGATCGCGCATGGGCTTCCGGAGGAGGATCTCCTCGTTCTCATCGCCCGCGAGGAGGACCGCCTGGCGATGCGCCTGGGCACGCCCCTCACCGGGTCCGTCGAGCTGACGCTCCGGCCAGGCCGGACGTTCGATCCCCTTCTCCTGCCGCGCATGCCCGTCCCGGACAGCGTGACCGTCTCCGATGACGATGGCGCGGTCGACGTCGATGTCGCCGGCGCGGTCGTCACCCGCCGGACCGGCTTCTGGTCCACCCCGACCACCGTGGCCTTCGAGCTCGGGGACGTCTCCGAGATCAAGGGCGCGATCATCGACCTGATCCGGCTGACCCTGACCGCCAGCCCGTACCTCCAGGAGTCCGCCGAGGGCCACTCCTCCACGCGCTCCGGCACCGTTGAGCGCAACCGGGCCCAGATCATCGCCCAGCTCAACCCCCATCGCCGGCGCTCCGTGTCGGTGCCGATGTGACCACGAGCCGGGTCGCGGTCATCGACGCCGTGCGCGGGATCATCCCCCTCGCGGAGGGCATGACCGCGGACGAGACGTGCGCCGAGCCGGCCCGCGTTCAGCCCGGGCGCCTGTACGCCTGGCCGCGCCGGTTCGCTCCCCAGAAGCTGGAGGAGGATCGCGGCCGCTGGGACGAGGCCGATCTCCGGATCAGGATGGTCTGGACCGTGCCGGCGAAGGGCGAGCCGCGAGCGCCGAACCGCGATCGCCAGATCAGCGAGCAGCTCGACGCGGTGGTCTCGACGATCCACGCGAAGGTCCAGGCCCACCGTCGAGACACGCTCTGGTGGGACCTGTACGTCGAGCAGGTGATCTACGACGCCATCCGGAGCGACGTGGCCCGAGGCGTCGCGGTCGACCTGGTGGCCAGGCTCAACGAGCCCTTCGATGCGGCGGGGAGCGGCTCGTGACGCCGATCGACGTCCTGGCCGGCGAGTGGCACTTCGCGGAGCACCTCGCGCCCGTCTACCTGGCGCTGCCGGAGGAGCGCCGTGGGCGGTTCATGCACCGCGGGAACCGCGACATGATGGGCCAGATCAGGACCCGGATGGGCCGGCACGGCATCAAGTCGACGCTCTCCAGCGAGAACAACCCCGTCCTGGTGGCGAGCTGGGGCGACTTCCGGCGGGCCCAGCGCGAGAACCGAACGCGCATCGCGCTCATGGAGCACGGCGCCGGCCAGAGCTACCACGGCGACGCCCGGGCGATCGCCGCGAACTCCTCGAGCTACGCCGGCGGGCCCAACCGCTACGCGGACCTGTTCCTGCACCCTGGCGACGATCCGGCGGGCCGCGATCGAGCGCGCTACCCGAAGGCCCGCGTCGAGGTCATCGGCTCGCCCTTCCTGGACATCATGCCCAGGCACGAGCCGGAGCCGGAGCCGGTCGTCGCCGTGACCTTCCACTTCAACTGCCAGGTCGTCGCGGAGACGCGGCCGGCGCTGCCGCACTTCCGGGCCGCGGTCGCGGAGCTGGCGAAGCACGTCAAGGTCATCGGCCACGGGCACCCGCGCATCCTGGAGCAGCTCGTCCCCTGGTATCAGCGCATGGGCATCGAGGTCGTGGGCTCCTTCGATGAGGTGGCGCGGCGAGCGAACGTCCTGGTGGCCGACAACACGAGCGTCCTGTTCGCGTTCGCGGCGAGTGGCCGGCCCGTCGTGGTCCTGAACCCGCCCTGGTATCGCCGGCACGTCAACCATGGCCTCCGGTTCTGGGATGCCGCGGACGTCGGCGTGAACGTGGCCAGGCCGGGCGATCTCGTGGCCGCGGTACATGAGGCGCTGGAGGACAACGCGGCCCGTCAGCGGGCCCGTGAGGCGGCCGTGAGCCTCGTCTACGCGCATCGCACCGGCGCCGCGGCCAGGGCCGCGGAGGTGCTCCTCGATTGGACGGCCGACATGGCGGTGGCCGCGTGACGCCGGCGCTCGTCCCGTGGCGCCCCGGGGATCCGCACCGCGAGCGGAGCTGGGCCCTGACCCGTCGCTCCTGGGAGCGCCATGGCTTCCGGATCGTCACGGGCGACACCCCCGGGCCCTTCTCACGCGCCGGCGCCCGGAACGCTGCCGCGGAAGCTGCCGGCCCCTGGGCGGTGGCCGTGTTCGTGGACGCTGACACGATCGTCCGTGACGCCGGCCCCGTCCGCGAGGCCGTCGCGCTGGCCACGGAGACCGGCGGCGTCGTCGTGCCGCACGACCAGTACGTCGGGCTGTCCGCCGGCGGCACGCGGCTCGTCCTGGCCGGCCGCGAGGAAGGCTGGTCGATGGTCGCCAGGCGGAAGGAGAACAGCCCCCTCGGCGTCCTGGTGATCGCCCGACCGGCCTGGGAGACCCTGGGCGGGTTCGATGAGCGGTTCACGGGCTGGGGCGGCGAGGACGGCGCGTTCCTGCGAGCAGCTCGCACCCTCGTCGACGTCCAGCGGCTCCCGGGCGAGATCGTCCACCTCTGGCACCCGATCGCCGGCGACAAGCTGGCGAAGGTCAAGCGCCCGCCCGAGCTGGCCTTCCGGTACGGCGCCGCGGAGGGCGACCCGGTGGCCATGCTCGCCATCCTCGCGGAGCGTCGCGGGGAGGAGGCCGCGTGAGGACGTACTGGTACAACCGCGTGAGCAACTTCGGGGACGCGATGGCGCCGCTCCTCATGGAGCGCCTGGGCATCCCGGCCGAGTGGGCGCCGCCGGCCCGGGCCGAGATCGTCACGGCCGGCTCGATCCTGTCGCAGCTCCCGCACCACTACCGGGGGATCGTCCTGGGCTCAGGGCTCATCGCGGCCGATCGTGGGGCGAGTCTGGCCCGGGCCCGGGTCCTGGCCGTCCGGGGCGCGCTCACGCGCGATCGCCTGGGGCTTCCTCGAGGTACGTTCCTCGCGGACCCGGGCATCCTGGCGCCGTTCCTCATGCCGGTCGGGGCGCCGGAGCGCGCCGGCGTCGTCGTGGCGCCGCACTACGTCGACCAGGACCTTCGGGCCCGCTACCCGGACGGCTGGCTCCTGGACGTGACCGCCCACCCGGTGGACGTCCTGGCCGACCTGAACGGGGCGGACCTGGTGATAACCAGCTCCCTCCACGTCGCCATCGCCGCGGACGCGCTGGGCATCCTGCACGTCGTGGAGCCTCACCCGAAGGTGATCGGCGGGCTGTTCAAGTTCGAGGACTACGCTTCGGCGTTCGGGATGGGCTTCGAACCTGGCATCCCGCGGCTCACCCCGCGAGGCATCATGGAGGCCCGTCAGGACGAGCTGCGCGACTACTATCTGTCGCTCGTGCCGACCAACAGGAGGGCCATCGCGTGATCGAGTTCCGGAGCGAGCATCGGTCGCTGGCGAGGGATCGCCAGCCGTTCCAGTTCGTCGACGGCAGGATCGTCGTGGACGAGGAGGGCGCCGCGAAGCTCCGGCGGCTCGCCAACCGCAAGCCGTACCTCGGCATCGTCGAGATCGGGCCGGTCAAGCCGGCGAAGAAGGTCAAGGAGGCCAAGGCGTCGAGCTCGACGCCCGCGCCGGCACCGGCACCCGAGCCGGAGCCGTTCCTGGAGCCCGGGCCCGCCCCGGTGGAGCCGGCCATCCCGGTAGACGACACCGGCACGGGCGCGGGCCCGGCCTCGAGCGACGACCAGACCAACGGGTAGAGGAGGATCACGGTGGCACTCACGAAGTTCCTGGCGCGGGATCTCGTCATCGAGATCCTGGACCCCGCATCGGGCGGGGACTACACGGAGATCAAGGGTCTGGAGACCCTCTCCCACAGCCCGTCGTCCACGAAGGCGGACACGACCGACTTCGAAGGCGGCGGACGCAAGAGCCACCTGGTGGCGGAGCGCGGCGACGAGTGGACCCTCTCCGGCTTCAAGCTGGAGGACGTGGCCACCGGCGAGGGCGACCCTGGCCAGGTGCTCGTCGAGGAGCTGGGCGAGAAGATCAGCTTCGAAAGCCTCGGGCAGTTCCGGATCACGAGCCCCGGCGGCAACCAGATCGAGTTCCAGGCGTCCGCGGAGGTCACGAAGCCCGGCGGCGGGCACAACGACCCGGCGGCGTGGGGGGCCAAGCTGGAGGTCTCAGGCGCGATCACGCGAGGTAGCTGATCGTGCCGACGATCGACTTTGATGCCTTCCGGGCGGAGCGTTCGGCCGAGCCGATCGTCCTCCGCCTGGGAGGCGAGGACTACGAGCTTCCGCCGGCGCTGCCCGCTTCGATCGCGCTGGACCTGATCCGGCTGCGGAAGGAGAAGGGCGACACGGCGGAGGTTCCACCCGACGAGATCGAGCGGTTCGCACGGCTGATCCTCGGGGCGAAGGGTGAGGAGATCATCGGGAAGGTCTCCATCGACGAGCTGGGCACGCTGCTCGTCAGGCTCCTCGGGGTCTATTCACCCCCAAACCCGGCCAGCCCGGCGGAGACGAAGGAGAAGGAGCCAGCTTCTCCCTGATCGAGAGCTGGGCCCTCATCGAAGCGGACTTCCTCCGGGAGTACCGCATCAATCTCGTCCGGGCGCTGGAGGGCATGTCGTGGCGACGGTTCATGGTCCTGGTTCGCGGGCTCTCACCGAACGCGGCGACCGTGACGGCGCTGCGGATCGGGCACGTCTCGCGCGGCCGGAAGGTCGACGTGATGCGGACGCCGGAGGAGGCGCAGCGCGCCTTCGATCGACTGTTCCCGCCCCGCCGGCGGAGGCGACCGAGTGACCGTCCGGATCACGCGGGTCGACTGGCATCCCGAGCGAGCGATCGCCGCGGTCGAGCGCGCGCGCCGGCAGGGTAATCGCCGGGCCGCGGAGCGGGTCCTCGATCGTGCGTCCGGCCTGGCGCCGCGACGGACCGGCTTCCTGGCCGGCAGCGGCGTCATTGAGGATGACGGCGACGACGTGAGCGTGGGCTTCGGAGCCGAGTACGCGCCCGTGCTCCACGCTCACCCGGAGTGGCACTACCAGGGAGGCCGGGACGCCCGGTGGCTGGAGACGGCCCTCGAGCAGGAGGGCTCTGACGCGCTGGGCGCCTGGGCCGGCGAGATCAGGGCGGAGATCGGCCTGTGAGCGTGAACGTCGGCACCCTGTTCGCCACCCTCCGCCTGGACACGGGCCCGTTCAACTCGTCCCTGGGCGGGGTCGGCGGGACGCTGCGCGCCGCCGGTGCTGGGATGACCCAGGCCGGCGGCACCATCACGACCGGGCTGACCCTGCCGATCCTGGGCGCCGGCGCGGCGATCGTCTCGACGTCCGTCGACTTCGACACGTCCATGCGCCGGATCATCGCCCTGACCAACGTCACGGAGGGCGAGATCGGCGGCATCCGGACCGCGATCCTCGCCCTGTCCGGCGAGACCGGCCGGGCACCCCAGGAGCTGGCGGACGCCTTCTACTTCCTGGCCAGCGCCGGCTTCACCGGGAAGGAGGCCCTGGACGTCCTGGACGCCACCGCGCGGGCCTCCGCGTCCGGCCTGGGCAGCACGGCGGACATCGCCCAGGTAACGGGTCTGGCGATCAACGCCTGGGGCAAGGAGAACCTCACCGCGGCCGATGCGGTCGACCAGCTCATCGCCGCGGTCCGCGAGGGCACCGCCGAGCCGGCCGAGTTCGCTCGCGCCCTGGGCGGCGTGGCCGGCTCCGCGGCCCAGGTCGGCGCCAAGTTCGACGAAGTGACCGCGGCCATGGCAGCCATGACCATCAAGGGCATCGACGCGGACGCGGCGGCGGTCTCGCTCAACGCCGTGTTCACGACCCTGTTCAAGCCGACGTCGGAGGCCGAGAAGCAGCTCAAGGCCATGGGCCTGTCGGCCGAGGGGCTCCGGGCGTCGATCAAGGAGAAGGGCCTCCTGCCGACGCTCGATCTCCTCAAGGACAAGTTCGATGGCAACGAGGAGGCGACGGCCGCGGTGTTCGGGAACGTCCGGGCCCTCCGCGGCATCTTCGCCCTGACCAACGGTGACGCGGCTCAGACGGCCGCGATCTTTGAGAACGTGGCCAACGCCGGCGGCAGCCTCGAGGCGGCGTTCGCGGCGACTGAGGGCCCTGGACGCGAGCTCGACCGGGGCATGGCCGATCTCAAGGGAACCCTGATCGAGTTCGGGGAGACGGTCGTCCCCATCGTCATCGACATCCTGGGCCAGCTCCGCGACGTGCTCTCCGGGATCCGCACCTGGTGGGAGAGCCTCAGCGAAGGTGGCCAGAAGAACGTCGTCACGTTCGCGCTCCTGGCCGCGGCAGCCGGCCCGGTCCTCCTGATCCTGGGCGCGCTCGTGACCGCCATCGGCGCGATCCTCTCCCCGATCGGCCTGGCGATCGCCGGCATCGCGGCCCTGGCCGCGGCCTTTGAGTCCGACTTCCTGGGGATCAAGACGGCCCTGTCGCCGGTCATCGAGGCGATCGGCTACATCGTCGACGTGTTCGCATCGGGGGACGACGTGGCCTCCGGCTTCGTCGAGACGATGGAGAACCTGGGCGAGAAGCTCGGGCCGCTGGGCCCGACGTTCAAGGCGTTCGCGGAGACCCTCGTGGCGATCGCGGACACGGTGGTCCCCGCCCTGATCGCCGGCTTCCAGAGCTTCGTCGACCAGGTGCTCCCGGTCCTCCAGGCCGCGTTCGACAGCTTCGTGACGAACGTCCTGCCCGTGCTCATCGAGGCGTTCGGGTTCATCACGGACACCGTGATCCCGGCCTTCGCGGACGCCATCGGCTGGGTCACGACGAACATCCTCCCGCCCCTCATGTCGATCTTCCAGACGATCGCGGAGACGATCATCCCGATCCTGGCCGCGGCCCTGGACACGATCGTCGCCGTCGTGCGCGACAACTGGCCCACGATCAGCTCGATCGCGGAGCAGGTCGGCAACGCCATCAAGATCGCCATGGACGTCATCGCCGCCGTCATCCAGGCGGTCGCGCCGGTGGTCCGCTGGCTGGCCGAGACGATCTTCCCGATCCTGGGAGCTGCCGCCGGCCTGCTCCTCAAGGTCATCGACGGCGCGTTCAAGGCGATCGGCGTCGTGTGGAACGCGCTGGTCTCCGCTGCCCAGAGCGCGATCAACGTCCTGACGGCTCTGTGGAACGGCTTTGCCGGCTTCTTCAAGACGATCTGGGACGGGATCGGGGCCGTGGCGAAGGGCGCGATCAACTTCCTCATCGGCATCGTCAACGGGATCATCGGCGCGGTGAACAGCATCCAGGTCCACATCGGGCGGATCGGCCTGGACACCCCCGCCGGCTTCATCGGCGTCGGGCCCTTCGATTGGAACGGCCTCCAGCTCCCGAAGCTCGGCTACCTGGCCGAGGGCACCGACTTCTGGCCGGGCGGCTGGGCGATGCTCGGGGAGCGCGGGCCCGAGCTGGCGTTCCTGCCTCGCGGGACGGCGGTGGCGAACGCCGATGACACCCAGAGCATCCTCCAGGGCGGAGGGAAGGAGCTGCACAATCACTACCACCTGACGGTCACGGGCAACCTCGAGGCCAAGGACGAGCCGAGCGTTCTCGGCACCCTCCAGCGACTCGCGGCGGTGACAGCGTGAGCAGCCTGACGTTCCGGACCCTGGACCTGCACTCCGCGGAGGGGCCCAACGATCCCGGCATCCGCCTCCAGATCACGGTCGGCTTCCTGGCGCGCCCGGACGCGCGCGGGGAGGACTACATCGTCGCGGCCCGCGTCGGCCGGTCGCCAGGCGACCGCGTGAGCGACACGCTCAAGCTCGTCCTGGAGGGCACCGTCCGGGGCTCGACCGTGGCGGAGTGGCGCATGTATACCGATCTCCTCTGGGCGGTCCTGGACGAGAACGGCGTGGCCCCGGGCGAGCTCGAGGCCGGCGAGGGCTACCTCGGCCTGGGCGACGGCCAGACGGCCACGATCAACGCCCGCGTCGTCAACGCCATCCCCGGACCGATCCGGGCCGCTGGCATGCTCCAGACCTGGAGCATTGAGCTGGAGTCGATCGACCCGGCCTGGTCGGTCGCCTAACCCGTGCCGACCCCGATCCTCGCGTCGAACGCGGCGTCGAGCTATCCGCTCTCGCCGTCGAGCTTCTCGCTCCCGGCCGTCAACCCGGCCGGCGGGGATGTCGTCCTCTACGCCCTGATCTCACTCGACACTCCGTCCCTGGCGGTCATCACGCCGGATGCGGGCGGCTGGGATCTCATCGAGACCAACTGGGCGGACGGCACGACGACGGCGATCTTCCGCAAGGAGGTCAACAGCTACGCCGGGCCCTATCACGACAGCTTCCACGCGGTCGCGGGCTACGTCTGGAGCGCCATCCAGTACGCCTTCCGGAGCGCCGGCGGCTCGTACCCCGACAACAGCGCCCAGGACACGGACACGTTCGCGTGCGCGGACTCCCCGACGTCATCGGTCACGGCACCGAGCACCCCGACGCCAGGCAACCTCATGCTCGGCTTCGTCTCGATCGGCGGGTGTGGCCCGCCCTACACGGGCTCGCAGACCTGGGATTACGCGGCCGGCTGGGCGGAGATCGACCACGAGTTGACCATCGGCATCGGGACCGCCTATCGGGTCGCGGACGGCTCGCTGGGCGAGGACACGTTCCAGGCCACGATCGACCAGAACAAGATCAGCTCGCAGATCACGTTCATCGTGGAGGACTCGCTCCTCGAGGACCCGCCTCCGGTCGCGTCCGGCTGGGACGCCTTCGACGCCGGCGACCCGAACGGCGACATCGTGGCCACGATCCAGGACGACGCGACGCCCCTGGAGGGCGCGACCAGCCGCGGCATCCGGGTCGAGCTCAACGGCACGGGCTCCGGCACGTTCAAGATCAACCGCCACTCGCCGGTCGCGCTCGAGGCCGTCCTGGCGAAGGGCAACCTCATCAAGTGCCGGTTCCCCTGGCGGTCCGACTACGACTTCGCGTTCGTGCTGGAGAAGGGCGACTTCAAGCTCCTCGCTGCCAAGGAGAAGGGCGACGAGGAGTTCTCGTTCGGGGGCCGGGGCGCCCTGGCCTACCTGGACCGGGCGATCATGGACGCGGTGGCCTACACCACCGGGCTCGACGTGGCGGACCACTTCGCGGAGGTCTGGCGGACCAACAAGGTCCCGAAGCCGACCGGCATCGCGTTCGTGCCGACCGACCCGACGTTCGTCTACGTCATCGGCTCGCGGACCAGGCGCATCTACAAGATCAGGCAGTCCGACAGGACCGTCGTCCGGACGGGCCCGGTGCTCTGGGCCGGAACCGATCATTGGGCAGCCGGCCTGTCCGCGGACCCGAGCGACGACACGATCCTCTGGGCGCTCGAGGCGCCCTGGCTCTCGGGGTCCGGGTCGAACACGAAGATCCACAAGGTCGACCGCACGACCCTGGCCGTCATCGCCACGATCAACCTCGGCGCCGCCACGCAGCTCACCGACATCCGGGTCTCGACTGGCAACACCTGGACGACCCGCTGGGACACCGGCCACGTCCAGAAGCGGAACAAGAGCACCGGCAGCGTCGTGACGAACTACACCGTCACGTACAACGGCGACGCCCAGGTCCACCCGAACGGCGTGGCGATCAGCGAGAGCGGGACCGGGACCGAGATCGCCATGTGGTTCGGCGGCACGTCCGCCGGCGGCGTCAAGCGGGCCCTGGTCGCGGACCTGTCGAACCCGTCCGTCGTCACGCGCACCCTCAACACGAAGGACATCGCCAGCTACGGCGGCGACTGGTCCCGGGAGGGCGGCGAGGACTTCTTCTACATGGTCTCGGGGACCCTGAGCCTGACGTGGAAGTACCAGCTCACGTCGGCCACCCCGCACGATCCCGTCGATGGCATCTGGCGGCTCGACGAAAAGACCGCCGGCGCGATCCTCTGGCGGGTGATCCAGGAGGCCCAGGCGCCGGCGCGGCCTCAGCAGCCGATCCCGGACCTGGACTACGTGTTCACGGCCACCAACGACACGGACGGGAACACCTGGGACGAGCACGACGGCACCCTGGAGTTCGACGCCAAGATCACCGAGAGCGTCCTGTCGGTCGCCCTGCGCCTCATGCCGTTCGGCCTGGTCGAGCGGATGACCCCCTACCTGGACCTGATCGCGGTCAACCGGGCGGACTACGGCACCGACCGGACGGGCAACGACTTTGCGCCAGGCGTCGTCCGGTTCGCCAAGGGGGTCAACATCATCCCGGAGCTGGGGCGCCAGGACCGGGAGCGGCCGCTCCACTCTCACATGCTGGCGACCGGCAAGGACGGCATCTACGCCCGGGCGATCCTCAACGACCTGGGCTACGTCCGCGAGGGCGGGCTGACCACCGACGTCGAGGATGCCGCGGCGCTCGCCGGCCAGGCTGAGGCGGAGCTGGCGGACGAGCGGATCAAGAGCGAACGGATCCGCTTCGCGGTCCCGATCGGAGACGACGACGAGGACGGCCGGTACCTGCCGTTCACGCACTACGACGTGGGCGATCTCGTCACGCTGCACACCGGCTCCGCGGAGCACGACTTCACCAATGAGACCTTCCTCCTGTACGCGATCGCGCTGGAGGAGTCGAGCGCCGGCAAGTGGGAGAAGGCGGTCCTGGAGCTGGGCTCGGCCACCCTCGTCGACACCCCGCCAGGCGAGACCACCGGCGGGTCGAGCTCGGGCGGCTCCGGAGGCGGCGGGGGCGGCGGCGGCACGATCATCCAGAGCCAGTCCGTCGTCGTGGAGGGCCTGGACGACACCGGCGCGGTCGTCACGACGGCCTCCGGCCGGACGATCCGCTCCTCCGCCTGGCAAGTGTTCCAGGCCGGCGCCGGCATCATCGAGGTCGCGCTCGAGGCCCTGGCGAACCGGCTCCTCGGCCTGGACGACGTGGACGCGGAGGACATCGAGGACGGCCAGGTGCTCGTCTACGACGGCGACGCCGGCACGTTCGTCCCGGGCGACCTGCCCTCCGGCGAGGGCGACGTGTTCGCGGTCGAGCCCCAGGTGATCGGGACGGCCCGATACCTCGATCGCTCGGGGCAATGGCGCGACCCGCTGGTCATCGGGGACGGCGTGCTCACGGCCGCCAGCGACCCCCAGGAGATCACGGACGACACGAAGTACAACGCCTGGCCGGTGATCCACCGGCTCCATGACGGCCGGTTCCTCCTGGTCTACACGAAGGCGGACAGCCACCACCAGGACAACACCGGCCGCGCGGTCGGGAAGATCGGCGTGGAGGAGGCGGACGGCTCGATCACGTGGGGCTCGGAGTTCCTGATCTACGACCCGGCCACGGGCTTCTGGGCCTCACCGATGGGCTTCATCGTCCTGGACACCGGCCGGGTGCTGGTCTCGGGCTTCCAGGGCAACTACTCGACCGACCCCCTGGACGGCTGCTACGTCGTGTGGTCCGACGATCTCGTGGCGAACAGCGAGGCTGCCACCTGGTCCGAGCCGGTCGTGGTCAACGCGAGCCTGACGAGCTACTCGTACGGCGGGAACGCCGTGCAGCTCCCGAACGGCGACATCCTCCAGATGGTCGAGGGCAAGAACAGCGGCGACACGTACTCGCGGATGGTCTGCCTCCGCTCGACCGACCGCGGCGAGACCTGGGGGAGCCAGGTGGCCGTCGCCGGCAACGGCGCCGACCGCAACTACTACGAGGCGTGCCCGATCCTCCTGGACAACGGCGACATCCTGGTCATGGTCCGCACCACCGACTGCGATGGCGACATCTACTCCGTCCGCTCGACCGATGACGGGCTCACGTTCTCGGCGCCGGTCCTGGCGTTCGCCGGCCACGGCATGCCGAACGTCATTCAGAGCAGCTCCCGGACCCTGATCGCCACCACGCGCTCCAACGAGGGCGACTGCCAGCAGGGCTCCGTCTGGCTCTACACGTCCACGGACCGCGGCGCCACCTGGTCGAGCGAGTTCGCCATCCTCGACGAGACGATGTACGACTCGACCTACGCCGGGATCAGCGAGACCCGCACCCCCGGCCGGTACGTCGTGGCCTATGGCTACCAGCCCTCGAGCGCGCTCACGAACTGCGACGTCTGGGTCGACTTCGTGACGGAGGGCCTGGACGTGTTCTCGGGCGCCGTGGCCGCGGAGGACGTGAGCGTCGAGGACGCGGACGACCACTACGTCGGGGACAACGTGGAGGAGATCCTGGCGGAGATCGGGGAGGCGCTCGAGGCCGGCGCCGCACCCTACCGCGAGGTGCTGATGACGTCCGGCGTGACCGATCCGCCTGACCCGCTGATCTCGACCGATGGGACCGACTGGCTCTACGGAGTGCCGCCACCGTGACCGACCGTTCCTACGCTCCAATCGACCCGACGACGGGGCTCGTCGACGAGGACTACCTGCCGGCCGGCGGAGGCCCGCCCTCGGGCTCGGCCGGCGGCGACCTGGCCGGCTCGTACCCGAACCCGACCGTCATCGACGACAGCCACAACCACAGCCACGACGCCACGATCACGGACGTCTCGATCAACGACCACCACAACCGGGACCACGCCTCCGCGCACGGCACGGGCGGAGCGGACGCGCTCAAGCTGGACGATCTCGCCACCCCCGACGACAACACCGATCTCAACGCCTCCACGTCGCGGCACGGGCTCCTCAAGAAGCTCGACAACGACACGACCCACTTCATGCGCGGGGACGGCTCCTGGGCGGCGCCGGCGGGCTCCGGGGTCAACGCCGATCTCCTGCCCTGGCGGATCGAGGTCACGCCCTGGGTCGGTCAGTCCGTCAATACCGGCTTCAACACCTTTGCGACGATCTCCGAGGACCAGGTATTCGACCAGGGCATCTACAACGGCGGCGGTGCTCAGAACGACGAGATCGGGTTCGATCTCGTGCTCGCCGCGGGCACCTGGACGGTGTACGTCGTTTACTTCCGCTACACCAATCAGGGCATCATGTCGGTCAGGTTCGATGGCGTCGAGAAGGGCACCATCGACGCCTACGGTTCGGCAGCCGCCAACATGGTCGGGTCCGTGACAGCGATCGCGGTCGCCACGACGGCGAAGATCCGGGTCTCGCTCAAGATGGCGACGAAGAACGGCAGCTCGAGCGCGTACTTCCTGTACCTGAGCCAGATCGTGCTCGTCCGAACAGCGTAGGGAGAGGCAAGTGAGCAAGGCCGAGGAGAACCTGTTTCCGTTCGTGACGCTGGTCGAGAGCGACCCGGACGGCTCGGCCGTCGACACCCCGCCCTCCGGCGCGCGGCGCATCTTCCCGGGCGACGACGGCGGCTGGTACGACAAGGACGACGGCGGTGACGTCGACGCGATCTCGGGAGGCGGCGGTGGCGGGTTCAGCTCCGGCGACGTCGACGAGGCGATCCTGGCGTCGAACGTCGCGCTCGGCACGACGGCGTACGGCGACGATCTCCTGAGCCTGACCCTGGACGCCGGCTTCTACCTGGTGCAATGGAAGATGGCCGTCTCGATCGGCGGGAGCCACGTCTCGATCTTCGCCGTCCTCTGGGACAGCACGGAGGCCACGATCTACGACGAGGACGAGGACACGATCGGCAGCGCGTCGAGCGGATGGCGGCTCTCGGGTCCGCACGGCTGGGCCTTCATCACGCTCGGCTCCACGACCACGATCAAGCTCTCGGCCAGCCGCTCCAGCGATGCCTCAGCGTCGGCGCTCCGGGACGGCGGCAACAGCACGAGCCACCGACTGACGAAGCTCTCCGCGATCAAGCTCGGCTGACCGTGGACACCATCATCCTCGCGGCCGTCGTGGCGGTGGTCTCGACGGTCGTTACGGGCATCGTCGGAGCGTTCGCCTCCAAGCGGTTCGGGCTGCCCGGCCTGGCGCGCCAGGTCGACTCCGCCCAGGGCGAGCTGATCGACGCGCTCGAGGGCCGGCTCAAGATCGCGGAGGCCACGGCCGCTGAGGCCAAGACCGCGGCCGACGTCACGGAGCGCCGGCGGGCAGCATGCGAGGAGGAGATCCGGCGGCTCCGCCGAGACGTTCGTGAGACCGAGGGCGAGCTGCTCGACCTGTACCGGCGCACGGGCACGCGCCCGCCCAGGAAGCTAGTCACGCGGCACGCTGACCACGTGGTCCGCCAAGAGGCCGGCGACGAGGACGAGGAGACGACGTGAGCGAGTTCACGACGTCGTTCCTCTCGGTCCTCACGCCGGGCAACCTGGTCAGCTCGATCGTGGCCGGCCTGATCGCCGGCGCCTACCTGACGACGTTCCACCCGACCCTGCCAGGCCGGCGCGAGCTGGTCCGGCGGAGCGTCCTCCAGGGCTGGTACTTCGGGTTCCTGGGCTCCCTGCTCTACGTCGCCCGGGTGGCCTTCGCCATCGCCAATCACCAGACCGATCTCGGGCGCGTCGCCGGCGGCTGGGCGCTCTGGCTCCTGTTCTCCGT